GACAGAGCGCCCGTGGTCTCCTCGATGCTGAGGCCGGTCTGGGCGGCGATGAGGCCGGACTGGTTGAGGGCCTGGGACAGGTCGGTGACGCCGCCCTGTGCCTTCCCGGCGCCGGCCGCGAGCAGGTCCGCGACGTGGGGTACGTCGGAGCCCTTGAGGTTGAACTGGGTCAGGGCGGTAGCCGCGATCTCGGCCGCCGCACCTACCTCGAGCTCGCCGGCCGCCGCCAGGGATAGGGCGCCGGTCAGGCCACCCCCGAGGATGTCCTTGGCCGAGACGCCGGCCTTGGCGAGCTGCTCGACACCGTTGGCTGCCTCGGTCGCCGAGAACGCCGTGTCGGCGCCGGCCTTGAGCGCCTCCTGTCGTAGAGCGTTCAGGCTCCCGCGTGCGTCGGCGCCCGTGGAGGCGACGGACGACATCGCCTTGTCGAACTGGGCGAACCGTGTGACTGCCGCGGTGGCCATGCCGGTGAGCCCGAGTCCGAGGGCTCCCACCCCGTTGGTCAGGGTGGTGACGTTCTGGGTGTTCTTCTCGAGGTGGGCCTGTGCCTTGGTCGAGAACTCGCCTACGGCCTGCGCACCGGCGCGCATCTGCGACTGCAGACCGGAGATGTTCGCCCCGATGCGGAGCATGATGCTGCGCTCTCTAGTCGCCATGGTTCACCCCCCGCATTGGTGGTCAGGGCGCCCAGGGCGCACGACGATGAGGGGATGGCGACAGAGGAGAAAGCACCCAGGACGCGCTGGTGGAACACGACGCTCGGCGGGATGCTCGGCAGCATCGGCGTCGTGGCCGTGCTTGGGCTGGCTGTGTTCGGCTGGAATCAGCTCAGCGAGGCCCGGGAGCACGACCGTCGGGTCGACGAGAACTACTGCACGCTCTCTGGGGTGGATCGCCTGGACCGGGCGCCCGAGTCCGGTGAGCTCTGCGCGGACGTGCTCTACGGCGACTGAGGCCGTTCCATCGCACCCTTGAACCTGGCGCCCCACAGCAGGGCAGCCCCGTTCTTGCCGCCCGCGGTGGCCCAGCCGTCCTGTGCACGGTTCATCGCCGTGGTGACGTGGCAGCGGGTCGGCGGGGGCACCTCGAGCTGCCACTCCGCCTCTGGCGCCTGGCAGACCTCGCGGGGCCAGCCGCACAGCGGACAGATCTCGTCGCTGCGGTAGCGGGCGAGGGCGAGCATCCACGCCTGCTCGGTCTCGTCCCACTCGACCTCAGGCCGGGAGGACACCAGGCGGCCGGCGTCGTCGTACTCGTAGATCGTGGCCGGCTCCCAGCCCTGGAACCTCTTGTAGGAGATCCCGAGGCGCTCGGCCGCCTCAAGCTCCGCGCGTACGTCAGGGTCGCGGAGCCGGCCGGTCAGAAAGAGTTCTCGGTGTTCCTGTTCACCTGCAGGATCGCCAGCGCGATGACCGAGAACTGACCCTCGTCGATCTCGTCCAGAGCCTCGATCCAGTCCTCAGGCGTGATGTCGGTGCGCACCTCGCCGGTGGCCTTCTGGCGCACCTCGAGCACGGACTTGGGCAGGACCTCGTGGAACAGCGTGTCGATGTTCACGCCGTAGAGCTTGTCCGTGTCCTTGCCCTCGCGGGGCGGGTGGCGGTCCTCGGTCTCGTTCCACTCCTTGCGCTTGAGCGCGGTGAGCGTGACCTCGAGGACGGTCGCCTCGGCCAGGCCCTTGACCTCGTCGAGCCGGTTCTGCGCCTCGCGCACCGCCTTCGACGCGAGCCGCTTGTCCGCGCCCGTGCCGCCCTTCGCCTCGGCCAGGGCGAGCTCTGCGGCGGTGACCTGCTCACCGATGGATCGGTCCTCGTAGAACGAGATGGTCTTGCGGTTGCGCTGGATGTTCAGAGGCATGGTGGTTCTCCTTCACGGTTCACGGGGTTCACGGGGTACGACCTGCCGAGCCGCGGACCCCGTGAAAGCCACGGCCCGGCAGGGGCTGGTGAGGTCAGGCGGCGACGACGGCGACGTCGTCGTGGCCGGTGCCGATCACGAACGTGGGCCACGTCGAGCGGGTGACCGAGTTCTCCTCCGGAGGCACGTCCTGCTTCATGCCCGGCTTGATCGGCAGCACGCTGACCTTCTGGTCGGCCGCGATCGGCGTGTCGAACGGGAGGCCGCGGCGGCGCACCACGTGCATGGGCGTGCCCTCGACGAGGGTGTCGACCAGGTCGTTGAACTCGGTCTCGTGCACGGAGTTCGTGTTGTCGATGCCCGTCAGGGACAGGCCGCGGGTCTTGCGACCTGGCTGCCCGAACGTCTCCGTGCTGCAGAGACGGTTGTCGGTGATCGTGGCCTGGTCCGCGGTCGGCGCGTAGCCGTCCGGGGTGAGGTAGCACGAGATGTCGACGCCGGCGGTGATCTCCGCAACGGTCGGCGCTGCGGTGTTGGCGATCGCGGGGACGAGCCAGACGGCCATGTTGCCGTCGAACGGAGTGGAAGGAATGTCCATGTCAGTTCTCCTCGGTGGGTGCCGGTGCAGCCGCGGTGTTGGACTGCGACGGACGCGAGGCCGTCCGGCCCGCGAGCTTCACGTGGTGCTTGGCCGGCCGCGGGAGCGGCGACGCCGGGTACTGCTTGTCCTTCACGCGCTCGAGCCGGCCGGAGACGACGGCGGGGTCGTCCTCGCGGCGGTCGAACTCGTGGCCGGTCTCGGGGTCCTTGACCCGGATCCAGAGCGGAGCTGCCATGGGTGCCTCCTGGGCGTGACGAGTAGCCCCGAGCGGCGAGCGCCAGGGGCTGGATGGGTGGGACGGTCAGGCGGGGATCTGTGACACGGTCAGGTCGAAACCGAGCCGGACGACCTGGAACCTGAGGTTCGTGTCGGTCACGGTCATGCCGGCACGGAAGGGGCCGTTCACGTACCGGTGCACGACAGCTCCGAGCACGTAGCCGTCGACGGAGATACGTGCGCCAGACCATGCTCCGATCGCGGCCGCCGCGTGCACGCGTGCCGCGGCGGCGGTCTCAGCCGCGACCGTGATCCACCAGCGCGCCGTCCCGCCATGCGACCCGCCGGCGAAGTTCGGCTTCGGATCCGGCATGGTCAGCGACCCGACGAGCCACGGCGCCGTCGCATCGCTGGGCGCCTCGTCGTTGTAGAACGGAGGACTCGACTGTTTCGTCGGCGCCAGAGCAGCGAGCGCCCGGTGGAGGTGCTCAGGGTTGCTCACAGCAGGTCCTCGAGCACGTCGCCGATGAACTTCTCGATGACCGGCGCCTCGTCGGCGAGCAGGTTGTCGATGTCCACGGATCCGCCACCGCCATTCGCACCGCCGTCGACCGCGATGTGGGCGAGCGCGCCGCCGTCCCGCATCTCCGGCCCGATCTCGTAGGCGATCTCGCGAGCGAACCCGATGCGGTCGTAGGACACCACGAGGGCGGCACTCTGGAAGTAGTCCGAATCGCGGAACGCGCTCTGCATCCCGCCCTTGAGGACGGTCGCGCTCTTCTTCAGCACCGACTCGGCGTAGGGCACTACGTCCGACGGCGCCCGGCCCAGGGCTCCCTGCAGGCCGCGGAGGTCGCTGTCGTCGAGCGTGAATCCTTCAGCCATAGCGAGTACCTCCTACGTGTCGTAGTAGCCGTGCCGGTACAGCGCATCGACGAGGGAGGCGAACAGGTCGCTGAACAGGTAGGCGAACGGTTCGTTGTAGTGCGTCAGGTGGGTGCGAGCCCGGGCGCTGCGTCCGGTGGTGACGCCGTAGAGCGCCGCGGCCGCATGGTGCATCTCGTGGCAGACGACCGTGGTCCCGAGGTGGGTGCGGGCCAGCCGGATGACCGGCAGGCACTCCGTGTCGTCGGCGTTGGCGTACAGCTGCGTCACACCCGCAGCGTTGGAGAAGTCGTCGCCGCTGAACCGCGCGGCGGCGGCGCGCAGCTCCTCGAGCGTGTCGTACACGTACACCCGCACGCGGGAGCGACGGCCGAGCGCCCGGGAGGAGACCCGGATCAGCCGCGCACGGCCCATCAGGACTCTTCGACGGCCATGCGGTACGCCGTGGCATAGCTCTTGTGCAGCAGTGCGACCAGGCGATAACGGCGGCCAACCAGGTTTGGGTCCAGGGCTGCCGTCTTCATCTCGACGACCTTGCCGACCGCTGGCACGAAGCTCCCAACCGGGGTGTCCACGCGGTAGCGCTGCACCGTCAACGTCGCGCCGCCGGCCTCCGGGTTCAGCTCCTGGGGGTCGAGCCCTTGGACCTTGCACGGGCCGTGCTTCCACGGATGGTCGTCGGGCCACGATGGGTCCGGGTACTCCACGACGAGGGGGATCGTGACGTCGCCCGTGTCCGGGTCGGTGACTGGGTCGCCCAGGTCCCCGATCGTGCACGTGTCGAGCATCAGCGACTCGGCGTCCGCGCGGGACTCGAGCAGCTGCGCGGTCAGCTCGGCGCCGAGGTCGATGTTCAGCACCTGGGCCCCAGCCGGACGGTGAAGGCCTCGTTCAGGGGCAGGATCTGCGCCCACTCTTCGTCGCTGATGTACAAGCCACCGGCCGAGCGGGAGTTGTCCACGGTCTTCGTGACCGATCCGTCGTCGACCGAGCGCGTGATCTGCCGCAGGCCCTCGGGGTTGCGAGCGACGCGAGCCACGGCCGCGGCGACGATGTGG